GAAGTAGCCGATGTTGGTGGTGCTGACCCAGAAGCTAAAGTAGAAAAAGGCGGTGATGAAGATCGTCCAGAAAAGGCAATCGGAAAGAAGGCAGCTGCTGCGGCTAAGGCAGTAAGTGGCGATCCTCAACAGAAAGGTGCAAAATCAGCTGAGGGCCCGAAAAAGCTAGCAGCTGGTGATGAAATCGAGCATGATGGTGAGGAACTTGCTGAGAAGGAAATGCCTAAGACTAAGAAAGAAATGATAGGTAATCTTACAGCAGCCATGTCTAAAATGAGGAAATCTGAAATGGAAAACCTCTATGCTGCGTATCTTAACAATGACCATGATGAAGATCATGAAGAGACAGAGGAAGAGAAAGAAAAGGCTGAAGCAGTCGAAGCTCGTATTAAAGATATTGATGTTAAAGAAGATGTTCATGCTTTGATGAGTGCAGATGACAGCCTTTCTGAAGATTTCAAAATTAAGGCTGCAACTATTTTTGAGGCAGCGGTTAAGTCAAAAGTACGTTCAGAAATTGAGCGTATTCATGAAGAGGTAAGTTCTGAGAAAGAAAATGAGATGGATACTTTTAAAGATGAACTTACGGAAAAAGTAGATACTTATCTAAACTATGTTGTGGAAGAATGGACTAAGGAAAACGAGTTGGCAATTGAACGTGGATTAAAGGGTGAGATTGCAGAAGACTTTATTTCTGGAATGAAACAATTATTTGAAGACCACTACATTGATGTTCCAGACGAGAAGTATGATGTTCTGGAAGCACAATCTGAGAAGATTTCCGAGCTAGAAGAGAAGTTGAATGAGACAATGGAAAAGACTGTTACTCTTGCTTCTTTTAATTCTAAACTAGTTCGTGAACAGGTTATTTCTGAAATTTCTGAGGATTTAGCCGATACCGAAATTGAAAAGTTTAAGTCTCTTACAGAGGATGTTACTTTTACGGATGAAGAGTCTTTCCGTGAAAAACTTAATACCTTGAAGGAAAGTTATTTCCCGAAAACTCCTGTAGTAGAACAAACGATAGATGATGAAGATGGTAGCACCGCACAGGACGTTGATACGACAGATGCAATGAAATCGTACTTGTCGGCCATCAGTCGTAATCAAAAGGCGAGTGCATAAAACATTATATCAACGGATGTAAAATAAAAAAGGAGAAACAAAAATGTTTCAAACAGAACATCTACAAGAAAAGTGGCAGCCAGTCCTAGAACACCCCGATCTTCCACCGATTGAGGATTCTTATAAGCGGGCAGTTACCACTCTCATTCTAGAGAATCAAGAAAAGGCCTTGAGGGAAGATCGTAGTTTCCTTTCTGAGGCTGTTCCTGTTAACGCCATGGGCGGCGGACAGATGGATACTTGGGACCCAATTTTGATCTCATTGGTTCGTCGTGCAATGCCTAACCTGATTGCGTATGATGTATGCGGTGTGCAACCGATGACTGGACCGACTGGTCTTATCTTTGCGATGCGCTCTTCGTTCCTCTCGCAAGACGGTGCAGAAGCTCTGGTTGACGAAGCTATGCCTGGTAAAACTGGTGCATCGAATCAGAACCTTGCTGGTACAATTGGTGGTGGCGATGTTGGTGCTACTGAGACAAATCCTGCGGTTCTGAACGATAGTCCTTCTGCTGGTACTTATACAAGTGCTACAGGTATGACGCGCACACAGGCTGAGGCTTTGGGCGATAGTTCAACTAATGCTTTTGCTCAGATGGCTTTCTCAATTGAGAAGTCAACTGTTACTGCTGTATCCCGTGCCCTCAAGGCCGAGTATACAATGGAGTTGGCGCAAGACCTCAAGGCAATTCATGGTTTGGACGCCGAGACAGAACTTTCCAATATTTTGAGTTCTGAAATTCTCGCGGAAATTAATCGTGAGGTTATTCGTTCCCTGTATGTCACCGCTGTTAAGGGTGCTCAGGTTAATACGACAACTGCTGGTATTTTTGATCTTGATACCGACTCAAATGGCCGTTGGTCAGTTGAGAAGTTTAAGGGTCTAATGTTCGCTATTGAGCGTGATGCCAATGCGATTGGTCAACAGACTCGTCGCGGTAAGGGTAACATGATCATCTGTTCTGCTGATGTCGCTTCTGCACTTCAGATGGCTGGTGTTCTGGATTACACTCCTGCTCTTAGTAATAACCTTAATGTTGATGATAACACTACTACATTTGCTGGTGTTATGAATGGTCGTTATAAGGTTTATGTTGATCCTTATGCTGCTAACGTAGCTGCTTCTCAGTACTACGTTGTTGGTTATAAGGGCACTTCGCCTTATGATGCTGGATTCTTCTATTGCCCATACGTTCCTCTACAGATGGTTCGTGCGGTTGGTGAGAATTCCTTCCAGCCTAAGATTGGTTTCAAGACACGTTACGGTCTTGCTGCTAATCCTTTTGCTGCTTCCGGCGCGGTTGCAGCTGCCGATACTGTTAACTCCGATGCATCTCTTGATGCGAATACCAATGCTTGGTATCGTCGGGTTAAAGTCACAAATCTTATGTAAAATAAGAAACTTTCGAGTAAACTTAGGGAGGCTCATGATCGGGCCTCCCTTTTTTATTACAATTTTATTACACTTCAAAAATTCATTATAAGTAATTATGATAACCGAAGGAAGTAATCAATGGATGATGTGTTATTCTTTTACACAATTGTAGGATTTCTGCTGGCATCTTATTCCGTTATCGCAAATGATAGCGTTCAAACTCTTGGAACTTTCATCGCATCAAACTCCGAAAAATTTAAATGGTATTACCTTTGGGGAGCTGCATCGTCAGTTCTCCTTTTTACTTTATGGTATGGGTGGAGTATAAATGATGGTGATATATCATTTGGAAGATTAAACAAAATTCCATATCAAGAAATACAATGGTATCATGCTGCAGCTCCAGCTGTTTTATTATTGTTAACTAGAGTTGGTATTCCTGTATCTACATCTTTTCTTGTTCTTAGTGCATTTGCGAGTACATTTATATTAGAGAAGATGTTGTTGAAATCTGTAATGGGGTATGCAGTAGCAGCTATAACTGCATATGTATTATGGTTTTTAATTGCACGATGGATGGATGAGAAAAATGATCCTGTCAGAGAAAAAAATAAAAGAAAATGGAGAATGGCTCAATGGTGTAGTACTGGATTTCTTTGGTATACTTGGTTATCTCACGATCTTGCTAACATTGCTGTATATCTTCCAAGACAATTATCAATAGAATGGATGTTATTTGTTTCTTTCGTTTTCGTTTCTCTTCTTGGATGGATTTTCTATGAAAAGGGTGGTAAAATACAAAATATTGTTTTGGATAAACAAGGCACACGCTATGTTCGTTCAGCTACTATTATTGATTTAGTTTATGCATTTATTTTATTATTCTTTAAACAATATAATGATATTCCAATGTCAACGACATGGGTATTTGTAGGGTTGTTATGTGGTCGTGAATTTGCTATTGCATCTATTAGTACTAATACATATAAACTTAAACATGCATTTCCAATTGTCGGTAAAGACTTTCTAAAAATGATGATAGGCCTTGGTGTAAGTGTGGCTATTGTTATGGCCATCCATAATTTATGATTTTATAAATATATCAATATGATGAAACATCTTATATCAATAGATGATTTAGAAATACAAGACATACAATTATTATTTTCTTTTACAGAAAAAATCAAAAAAAATCCCAAAAAATTTAAAAATAAATTAAAAAACAAAATCCTCACAAATCTCTTTTACGAACCATCTACAAGAACATCTTCTTCCTTTGCATCAGCCATGTATAAACTTGGTGGCGGCGTTATTTCAATTAATGATGTTAATTATAGTAGTGTTGCAAAGGGAGAAAATTTAGAAGATACAATTGTCACTATGGGAAACTATAGTGATATTATTGTTTTAAGGTCAAAAAATGCTGGAGATGCAAAATTGGCTGCAGAAGTTAGTGAAATTCCAATTATTAATGCTGGTGATGGCAATGGAGAACATCCTACACAAACCCTTTTAGATTTATATACCATTTATGAAAATTTTGATAGGATAAAGAACTTGACAATTACGTTTGTAGGTGATATAGTAAATGGTAGAACTGTACATTCTCTCTCTAAATCTTTAGAGAATACTTGTGAAATAAATTATTGTGACACATATAATATTGATAAGTTACCAAAATCAGATGTTTATTATTTGACTAGAGTACAAAAAGAAAGAGGAAGTACAGGCTCGTACCAACTAACAGAGGAACATATAAAAGAAATGCCAGATAATTGTATTG